CCATCTTCCTCAATGTTATATAAATCTAGAGTAGATGTAGAGCGTGCTTTAGAGTTTAATGAGAAAGAATCTTCAGCATAACCTGTCCTAGATGTAGGGGCATCACTTTCAATTAGATTTGTTTTTATAAACCTATATGAAATATTTTTACCTATACCGCCATATACATACTTACCTGTAGCATCTGGAGCATATAAATACTGACTAGTATCATCATAGTTTGCAGGACAAATACAGTCGTGATTAGTTGGTATATCTTTAGTACTTATTTCTGAAGTAGAGAATGTTATAGAATCTTGTCCAGATGTAGAAGTTAATAATATTTGACCATTCTCATTACATCTATATGCTCTAGCATCAAATTCATCATCACTAATATCCCAAGTCTGTTCAGTGATATTAGCCGCAAATAACATATTGTCTTTAGATTCTATTACTTTGGGAGTAAACAAATAAGTACTTAAACCATTGAATTCTTCTAGAGTAAGCTCATCAATAACTGAACCACCTTTATCTTCATAGACTAAAGTATTATTTGAAATACTTATTTCATCTATCACTGTGATTACTGGTTCTGCAGTATTACTAGAGTAATATATAGAAATTATTCTGGCTCTACTAAAAGAATTAGTATCCACAGTAGTCTGTAGCTTAATGGATCTGTTGGTAGTCTCTTCTTTAGAACTACCATAAATATCTTGGCTATTAGTATTTTCTAAACTTCTAGATACTGTAATAATTGGAGATAAAACAGATATAGACGTTTCAGATGTTCTGGGATTAAATAGTTGATAGCAATATTGATACTTACCGGCTTTCAATCCACCTGTACCTAAACCTTTAAAGAATAAAGGTGGTAATTGACCCTTTGGTGATATATTTAAAGAGTCTACATTAAGATTAGGATGAGTTGTGGCTACATTTAATACTCTAATTTGATGTACACCATCACACCAATATATTTTAACTAAATCGTCAGATTCCCATTTACAAACACTACTAACGGCATAATGACCATCTATAATAGGAATATCCAATGCTACATTGGATGCTACTGTAGTCACTATAGGTTCAGTTTCAGATGCACCAAAATCGTATCTATAGATATTGAAGTTACTACCTTTCTTAGTAAACACAATTGCCCAATCCCTAATTGTATTTGTATGGACTATTGTTTCACCATTCAATGTCAATGTAGGATTGAGCTTACGAACACCTTCAATATTCTGCATTACTCCAGTAGAACTATTATCATTGGCAATAATACGTATATTTTCTGCCCACTGATATTGCCCTGAGTCTATAACTGAATAGTCTAGATCACAGTTCATTCCTTTCTGGAAAGTATTTGTTTGTCTTTGTGCATTCATTATCTATTAGCATTATAAATGTGTTGTATTGAACCAGTATGACTATAGAAGGAACTGTGATCATGATACTCTGGATAAATCTTATTCCATGTATGTTTAATAGACTCCATCTCATCTTCATTAGGAAGCATTGCTTCTGCATATGCCTGTTTACAGTAGTAGTTCCAGGAGTTTCTCATATTTGCATACATACGTTCGTTCCATTCTCCTCTTATATATTTCTGAAAAGCAATCTTCTGAGTAATATACCAATATATTGCTTCCAAGTAAGAGATATTATCTGGTACCATAGGATAGCCATCCTCATCAGTAATAATAGCACTGTAAGACAGCTTTAAATAACCACAAGGAACATTCGTCATAATGTAACCAGGTTTAATACTGTATTGTAAATCCCAGTTAGGATTAACGCTAGTATTACCTCTAATATAGTCAATATTAACAGTATGAGTATTTATAAGATTACGTAAGATAGTCTTCATATTCTCATTGGTATTTAGCATTTCTAATGCTTCTGTTTTATCTATGTTACCGTATAAGTCTACTACTAAATCTACTAATACTTCATCTTTAACTAGCATTTCGGGTTTATCACAGCATTTCTTGCAGTCTTCACAACCCCAAGCAGCAAATGAACCTGTGGCTTTCCTCATAGGAAACCAAGGTCCATCACAATTAAAAGAATATGCTACTTGATGTAATTTATGAAGATTACAAGGTAATTGAGCTTGGTGACAATCAATCTTTATAATTGGTGCACCATTCACACCAGATACAACTCGCTCAAATTGCTGTACTGCACCAATTTTTTCCATAGCTTCTCCTACCCACTCTAAAAAATCACTTATTCTGATTTTATTTTCAGCAAGATCTAAATCTGCAATAACTTTTGCTATTACACTCTTACTGCTTATCATTTTTGTTATCATACTTATATCTCCATTTAAAATTGTAAGCCAATTTTTGTTTTCTTTGACAACATCGTTTGATACTTACTCTAGCATTTTCATTTTTTAAATATCTGGCAGCAGACATTATGGAATCAAATTCATTTAATAATTTGTTATCAGTTGAATATTGTAGCACTGGTTTCCTTTGTGAAGCAACTAGTGGAGAATTTTTCATAAGTAAAGACCGTCTTTCTAATTCCTCTTTTGTCCATATTCTATTTTTATTTGCTTCAATAATTTTACTACGCTGATATTCTGTAATTTCATGTGCTTTACCTTTTATTCCTGTGGTTTTTCCAGCTATTTTGCAAATATTATAATCTCCATCTGAGTCAATATATTTTTGTTCTAATAATAGCAATGTATCTGGTATGTCATCACATTGTTCTAAAATCCAAAATTCAAATGATGCGTTTCCATATTTATTATATGCATTTTGTAAATGAATATTTATATGTTTATTTTTTACCAGTAGGTTAAAATGTTGTCTGTATCTTTTGCTAAGATTTGATGTACTACCTACGTATTTCTTATTATTCAATATATTTACTATAGCATATATTCCAGCGTGCTTTGGTAAGTTTACTTGTCCGTTATAATAAAATTTAAATTTTTCCATTATAATTCGATGTAATCCCTCTCTTTAGATTTAATAATCTGAGCTAATCTTCTTTTATTGTCTCTTGTCATTATTAATTGATACATTGTCTTATTGTGATTAAGCATATTATGTTTATTCCAATAGTATCTGTATTTATAAAAGTTAGAATGCTCATTCAAATGATAAACTATTTTACCTACTTTCTTTGTTTCTGCATAATCTATCCTGAGACTCCTACCACTATATTCTTTTGGTTTATGTTTTACTATACTTAAGGTACCTAGTCTACATGGTAATTTTATCTCTTTACCATTCTCTATTAATTCATCTCTTAAGTATTTAAAATAATCATTGATTATATCTCTAAACACTCTATATTCTACTTGGTATAATGGGTTATCACCAACATAATCAATATAAGATTTATAGAAGTCTTTGCCAGTATAAGATTTAGTTTCTTGCATTTAGTTCATTATTAACGTCGTTAGTACTATTATTCGTGGTGTCAGTAGGTACTGATAACATAAAATTTAACTCTTTGCTAAAGATTAAATTCTTTAATGTAGGTATTTTGTCAGCAGGCATTGGATAAGCTGAATCGTAATCATAACAATCTCCAGCTTTTGTAGGATCTTCTAATATACCATCTATTTCTACATATTCTAAAAAACCAGGACCACTTAGGTATAAGTGATTATTCTTTATGTAAGCAATATAATCATTACATGTATATTTTCTACTAGTCTGGTATTTAGCTTTCGTTTCTGTCCCAACCTGTATTAAGTTACCATGCATATCTTTCACAGCAACTAAACCAGAACCAAAGTGTAAATCTATAAACTTAGGTAGTTCATCATCAGAGATATAGTTGAAACCATTAGGTACTCCACATCTACTTACTTTAGATATGTGTAGAGGTCCAATAGTTTGTACATACTCTGGATTTATATCTCTACCCTTATCTAGATCCTGTTTAATTAAATATGCTCTATATTGATGTATCCACTGCTCTATCTGTATACGGGATAGCTTTTCACTTTCGCTAACATCACTATCCCTCACAGTAAGTATGATATCATCAATTATTGTATTTAATGAATTAAATGTCATAATTAATTATTTTAAATAGTTTCTACATACAATCCAACAAGAGCTGACAAATCATGTGTAAGAGGTTGTTCACTATTTCTTGTACATTTATATTTTATACCATTTTGGATATAATATTTATCTTTGAATATTTCCATAGGTGGAATGTAAACAATAGGATCATCTATAGTACCTTTGTGTTCTTCATCTACTACTTTCCACAAGCTTGCAGTAGCCATAGAAGGTTTCCAATTATCTTGAGTAGTATGTTCTTTTATACATTCCCAAAGAACATTATCAGATAAATATCTTTCTCCTACTTTAACAGTGATACCTGCAACCCATTCTGGATAATGATCTTTAACTTGTAATGCTTCACCCGGAGTAAGATCATATGTATTGATTTCTTTAGTAATCTCTTCATTAAGAACATTCAAAGCTAAGATACGACTAAAGTCTCTATTAATTACAGGTTCTTCTTCTGTACTAGTCCACTCTTCACTATTTAACAATTCAATAAAAGTTGGATCACTAAAGGAATATCTTGGAAATGATTCATCTTCAAAAGGTACTAACATTTCTTCATGTAAAATAACTTTACTCTGATCTATACTTGTTCTCATTTCGGGCAGTATTTCAATACCATGTGATTTTGCCCATAATAAATCTACTATTGCGTATTTCATATTATTTTGCTTTTAAAGTTTGTAAATAGTTATATGCTTTGATACAATCTTCCCTGGAGAGGACTGTAGGATAAATCGCTAAGTTTTTGAAAGCAATTTTAGTATATGCGTTACCTGAATATCCTATAGTTAAGAAATTTTTACTGGTAGATTCCGTTTCTTCATTATAAATAGATTCTTTCCAGTCTTTTGAATAAATCCTGCCATCAGAACAAATTGCATTAACGGTATTTTGATCGGGAATCAAAATATTTCTACCATTTTTTATATTAATGAGCATTGAATTATAATTATAAATGACTATACTATCAAATTTTACAATACCAGCATTGTCATTTTTCCCTGTATTTATAAGCTCCCAATCTCCTATTACAGTCCAATCATTACCCATTTTAAATATAGACGAGATTATCTTATCATCCACCCCATCAGTAACCAGGTATCCTTCGTATTCGGGGATTTGCTCGATGGTGACAACATGATCAGGATCAAAATCTTCTGCAAATTCTACAATCAATTGTCTAATTTGAGATGCGGGTTTATTTAACATGTGTATCCCATCTGTTGTTATATCTATGTATCCTGTTGTACCAATCCACCCCCATTTAAATTTTACACCATCCTTTAATCCTGTTACTTTGACTTTTATATCATAGCTTAAATCATTTTGTTTTGGTGCAATTATTAAATTGTGATCCCCTAATGCAAACTTTGAAAAAGACAAACTATATTTAGACGAATGCTGAACTGATGGATATAATTCAAATGGAGTTTTATACAACCCATACCCACTCCCTTCTGCAAACCCAAAATTCGACAGTACAAGATCATTACCATTGCCCGTAATGTTGGCAATAGTAGCACGATCTTTGTCCTCGTTGGTTTTGCCGGTGACAGTCCATGCCTGGTCGGGGAAGAGCCAAGGATATTGCTTCTTATACCAATCGAGAACCTTTTCATCGTCTTCATCGGTAGAGAAATATCCATTACAGATTGTTTGACCAGCAATAGCTGCTCTAGTAAAAGATGCATAAGTTGCATTCTTCCATAAATAATATAGCCCAGCGTTTTCCACCCAGTCCCCACACGTACCTGTTACAACTTTATTAGTTAATAAGTTCTTAATACATATATTATTACCATTTCGTTTACAAGCAAACAAATTAAGCCCATTAACAAAATTAGCATTTATATAATAGTTATTACCCGCTATAAAAGATACATAAACCAAAGACGAATATTGCATGGAAAAAGTTTTTTTGCTATCAGCTCCACACAAAATCATATTTCTTGTCGGATTATTCTGAAACGGAATAAACGCCGTGTACACCGTATAGGTATCCTCGAAGTTAAGCTCCTTCTCGGTAACCGCAAGGTCGTCTACTCCGTCACCGAGGATAAAGCCTGGGTAGAGAGGAAGAATTTCAATCGTAAACTCTCCTCTGGTTGCTCCATATCCGTTATAAAAGTATGTTGGTTTCCCTGCCTCAACAATATCAGCATCAACAGTATATATGCCGTCTTTGCCCCATGTACCGTAGACAGTATTCGTTGTTCCAAAAAAAGCTAATGTTAATTTATTTCTAGGCTGTAACCCCGTTACCCTAAACGTAAAATTCATGTGCTTAACACCAGGTGGACTAGCTATAAAGACGTAATTGTCTAATGTGAATTTGTAGAATGTTCGGTAATTTTCATCGCCATAACCGCCAACCCCGGACATCCCACCCCAAAGGAAGTTCTTCATTTGCAAGTCATGTCCATTACCTGTCTTATCTACCCACACAGGATTTTCTTTCATCTGTTCATTAGTAAGACCTAATGCTGAATATCTGGCAATCATACCAGGAATAGATGGGAAGTCATCATCGTCGCCTTCTGAAGTAGGGGTATAAAGACCATATTTACGTTGAGCTTGTTCTTCCATTAATTTCCTGTATTGCTCATACCAAGACTTATAATCTAATTCAGGACCTGCTACACTTATAAGCTTATCTGTATCTTCTACATGTGTTTCATAATGTTTCTTCATACTTATAAGTTATTTATTATTATTGTTATTTGTTCTTTATTATCCATCGCCTTCTGAAGTAGGGGTATAAGCTTGTTATAAGCTACAGTGGAATTAGATATCCAATCTTCTTTCATACCATCCCAAGTACCTACTAGTATACATCCTTCAGTATCAGCTGTTTTATTGCCCGTATGGATACGTATACCTAAGAAGTGAGGTACATTAAGTATCTCAGGCATAATACGCTTAAAACGGCTAGAATAGCTTAATTTCACCTCATACGTACCAGCAGGTACAGCAGTATCCCCATACACCTTTTCCTTGCATTTACATGCAATTCCTTTAGGTGTATTAGGACATACTTCAGGTAATGGTCTTACTGGATCTTCAAGTGTATCCGATATATACGCACCATCTACATATAACTCCCCAATAGTATATTCATTAGTACGAAATATTCTATCTAATCTGAGTTCCATTAGATTATACTTTTAGTTACACTTGTTTTAAGTTTAGATCTAAACTCTAAGAAATTCTCATATCTAGTTTTACAGATTTCATCTTTGTTGAGACCCAATTTATATGCAAAGTAATCATTAACCATTTTCAATTGCTGATTCACATCCCAATTATTAAGTAGTACATCACGAATAATTGAATCATCGTTGATATTGGATTCATTGATAATTACTTGTTCACATTCATAATATGTTTCATCGTCCTTCTTTACTTCTTCAATGTTATAATTAAAAGCGTAAGAATTATTGTCTAACTTTTGAATCATTTCAGGACGTTCACTATAACAAGATTTCATATGCATTATATCTTTTATGAAATATTATAATTATATAAGTATTTATAATATCCCTTATTAATAAACTTAATAATAATTTACTTTTAGATGTAACACTAACTGAGACTGGCATTAGTGCTGTTATTAGCATTACTGCTGTTTTTTACTTGACATCAACCTATAAATGTTTACGGTCTATATACTAAACGCGAGCCGGAAAGAGCAGTCGCATAACCGACCGAATTATTCGAATAACAATAACCGAGACCGGCAGAAGCGCCGTAATAAGCAGTACCGCCGTAGAACAAAGTTCTTAAAGAAGAACTAGCTATAATGGTTTCGAAGTTATCGCATCTACCTGTAGTAGAACTAGCTCCTGTTGCTTCTGATGGGATGAATGTACCCAAGTAAGTATCAGAGATAGCACCACCTTTTCTAGGTAATTGTCCTAATTCACTAAAACCTTCAGTAACAGTGTCACCATAATCAGCTTCGGTTTTTGCTAAGTATATAGTACTAGTACCACCATCTGCATCAGATTTAATATCAAAAATAACACCGTCAACATTCTTCCAAATGTGTCCGAATGGATTTTCTATACCTCTATATCTAGGTACTTTTACTTTTACTACATTATCTGGTTTGAAAGTAGAAGGTAAAGTATATTCAACTTCACCGGTTTTATTTCCAAGAGCATCACTAGTACCACAAGGAATAATTGGATAATAACTATTAAAAGTATTCCAATCACTACCAGTAACATTTGTAACACCACTACCTAAACCACCTTGTTTAAAACCGTCGTTAGATAAATTTTCATTAAAGGCTAACTGAGAATTCCAATTTGCATATTCAATAGAATACAGTAACCAAATAGTATTTGTTGCAAAGAAATCCAACATATTCCATTTAGTACCAGTAGCTCTATTTCTAGCATATTTTCTAAAGTTAGCTCTACTAGTAGCAGTTACAGGCATACCTAATTGAGTATTCTCTGCTTCATCTTTAGTAGCATCATTATTACCACCTCTAAAATTAGCAGTAGTATTTACTACAGAAGCAAGTTTTAAAGTACTAGTGTTAGTTCTATCTATAGTAGCTTCATAAGCAGATACATATTGCTTTTTAACCAGAGTATAACCATCTAATGCATATTCTGAAATACTCATACTATCTATACCATTCTTACTTTGGCATTTTACATAGAATTCAGGTATTTCAATCATTACCATACCATCACTACCATCTTTCTTAATAGGTGTACCATCTTCATTAGCAGACCAGTCATCTTTGAAATAATGATTTACTGTACCATCATCTGCTAAGGTACATCCTCTCATCTTATTCTGGATTGGTAAAGTACGATGTAAATCTAAATTACCAATTCTAGCTAAAGTTGCATTCAATGAACCTGTTTGCCAAGATACACCATAAGAATAAAAACTTTCAGCATTAGGTATATCATTAATTTCAATGTTAGTAGAATCTATTTCTACATAAGCTTTACCATCTTGTACTTTAACAGCCTTCTTAGTATCAGTAGATACAAAACCTGTTTTGATACCACCCAAAGTAGAATCAGAAGCAGTAGGCAATGTGTAGTTATTTGCATTAGCTGCAATACCAGCTAACTTGTTCTTTTCCGCAGTAGTATAATCATTAGTGGATAATCCTTTACCAGATACCTTATCTACTTTGTTTTTAATGTCTGTTTGAAGCTGTTTTACATCTTCTTGCAATTCAGTAATATCGCCAGTGGCTTTACTGTTTACGTAAACCCAATCTTTACCATTAAAGTATTTCAGATCACCACCATTCGGGTTAGATGCTAAATCAGCCCAATACTTAACAGATGCAGGATTAGGTTTAATCGTACTTCCTAATATATCGTATTTATTATTGTATGTACTCATATAATATTAAAATAAAAAAGGTTGACTAAATAGCCAACCTTTGTGTTTTAGATTTCAATTTGTTTCTCCTCAGATGAGGGAGTTTCTATTTTAACCTCTGGACGAACAGTAGTTACATTTTGTAAAAGTTGCTTAAGCTCTTTCACTTCAGCTTTTAATTCATCAAGTTCTTTGAAATCTTTTGTCACATTGGTTGTTATGTCCGGAGTTGTATTAAGTAATTTTAAGATGTCTTCACATCTCCTCATCTCTTCATCGTATTTTAATACGCTTTCCTTTTTAACTTTGCAGTCATTATAGGATTGCTTAACCATATCTACAATTTGAGTTTTATCTGTAGCTATAGTAAGTCCGATGGTAGAATCGGTCATCATTGTTTTATCTTCAGATACTGACAGTTTCTTCTGCTCACCGTCACAAGAGATAACTAAATCTACAAGCTTACGCCTATTTTGCATAGGCATTGGGAATTGACCTGGTGGCAATGGTTCATCGTAGGGTTTTGATACACTTACTACTTTACCTAAACTGTATGTAGTACTCTTTTTAAAAGTACCTGTAATCTCGAGTACGTGTATATTTGTACCCGGCGTTAACTGTGAGAATGTCATATCTTTAAGTTTAAAAAGATATGGGCAGGTATTACTCGCTGCCCATATACTTAGTTAATATATATTAGGCAGCTGGAGCTGCAGCCACAGTGTAATGATTCATAACCTGAATAACATTATCGCATTTATTGTAATAAACCCAATATCTGTTACCAGCAGAGATTTCAGAACCAACTAATGGTGTGCTATCTCCTTTTACTACAGGTATATTGTTGTTATTTGAAGCAGTGCTTACTGAACCAGTAGTAGATACAAACACAGGAAGTGTTGCACTAGCAGTGGCAGGAGTATGTCTAACCTCTAATACAAACACACCTTCTCTAGGAAGTCTACACCACACTTTAGGACAGATACCCAGAACTGTAGATTCTGTTGAATCACTTACGCTTATTGTATTGATTTTCGGTATTACTTGGTCTAAAATACGAACGGTATTGTTACGTCCAAAGTAAGGATTAAACATGAAAGGAAACATAATAACCTCCTTTCTTATTAAGCGCAACAGCTATCACCGTAGCCATATCCGTAACCATAAGGGTTTCCATAGCCTGTAAATCCACCATTACATCCATAAGGATTACATGTTAAATATGCAGGAACTGGACAAGGTTTAATCTGATTTACAATATTCTGAGTCTGCTGTTGAGTAATAGCAGAAGTTTGCAATGCGTTCTTTTCATCACGTAGAACATCAATCTTATTCTGCATTTCTCTCATTTCTAACTGACAGAATTTATCATTGATAATCTGAGTCTGAGCATCTATCTTAGCACCAAGAATGTTAAATCTTGTAGCGTTTTCACTAGACAAGTTGCAGAATCCTGAAGTAATAGCGTTTTGCAAAGTGTTGGTTTGCTGACAGATAGACAATCTGTTATCAGCATTCATCTGAGTTAAGTTCAAATTAACTGCATCGATTGAACGCTGAGTTGTGCAGCAGCAGTCACTAATAGCTTTGATTACGTTGCAATCACCAGCATTAACAGCATTGATTACTCTTTCTGCAGAGAAACCTACTTCACCACCAACTTTACCAATTGCATTCTGGATAGAACACAAAGCGTTGTCAATTGACTTAACATCACAGTTCAAGTTAGTAGACAAGGTATTGATTGCTTCCTTGTTACCATTGATAGCCTGCATCAACAAATCAGTATTGTTGTTCTGGTTACCCATAGCGGCTAAACGAGCGAAGTCAGAGTTGGTTTCAGCCTGGTTGCCACGACCGAAGCCGTTGCCACCCCATCCGCCCCACATCCAGAAGAGCACGATGATGAAAATCCACCACCAACCACCATTGCCACCGAACATACCATTACCGTTGTTCATCATAGCCATCAAAGCAGCAGGATCAAAACCTTTATTAGCATTTTGCATCAAAGCAGCGATACCGGGGTCAATACCACCACGGTCTACAATTATTCTTTCGTTTTCTAACATAATGATTTATTTTTTAATTGATTTAAATTACTTGATTGTTTGATAATTAGAAATATCTAATAGATGTGTTTCTAGCGTCTCTACTCTGAGTTTTGCTATGCATATCTTTTTCACGTGCTTCACGCTCCATTTTCATGCGTCGCATTTCCACATCAGAGTAATCATCATATTCATATCCACGAGAACGTAGTTCATAAGGACGATCGTGTTTATGATAATATTTATCATAGTCCAAATATTCTGGTTCTCTATAACGATTCAAAGAATAATTACCTTTACGATATTCGTGTTCATAAGCTTTATAATCATTCTCTTCGTCATCACACATGATATAAACGTAATAATGCCACATCTTACCTTCTGAAATGTCTTTGTCACAAATCCAAGCTTTGGTAAGTTCTGCAAAATGTTTTGTGTTATTGCTGCCAGTCATTGCTACAACAGCTTTATAAAAATCTGAATAGATCATATTCATAGCAACATACCAATCCCATTTGTTATGTTTCTCTGATCTTAAGTTTATGCCCATTTGATTGGCAACGGACGTTGTCTCTTCAACCGTCCAATGAGGGCCTTTAGTGCCATCCTCATTTTCCATGCCTTCTACTGCGTATCTGGCATGTTCCTCATCAAAGTGAGGACCATTTATAGCTTCATATACATTAGCACAGAGTTCTGATTTAAGTATCTGGAAGCCCTTCTCTAATAAACTACCTTCGTGCTTTTCTAAAGCTTTACCAAGCTTATCAATAGCCTCAGTAGGAGAAGGATGGTGTTTGATTTGATCTAAAATTTTATTTAAATGCATAGTTTCAATTTGTTTATTGATTAATACTAAATTGAAATGTTTTGCAATTATTTTGAAATAGTTATAACCCTTGTTTCAATCGTCTTGATTAAAGGGTTTGTGTTAATTATCTGATAGTCTCTTATTAAATCTTTTTTAAAATTTAGTGTGAACAAACGTCTAAAGAAACCTTTTTTACGCCATACTTTACGTTCACTTATATATAAATCTTGACGATTTCTAATGTCTAGTATATGTGTTAATATACTATCCTTTCTCTCTATTTTGATTGTAGTCAATTGATTTGGTTTTAGTTCTACTAAAAAGTCAGGATTAGGATCCTTTATTTTATGTAGTATAGTATCTTTAATTACTGTTTCAGTAGAAGATACTGTATTTAGCTCTTTATCTTTTAATTTAAGCTCTTTAGCTTGTTTCTTTACTACTTGCACCAAACTATCATTGGATTCTTTAAAATCGTCTATAGTAAGCATTAAGACTTTATTATTATCCTCAGCGTTGCTGAGTTTACCTTCATAATAATGTAAAGCATGTTTAGTTTCTGCTAATCTATTATCTAAGTAATCTACTTTATTACTAAGCCTATAATTATTTAAACCTAAGAAGACAGTAAGTGCAACAAAACCTATTTTAATATATCTCAACACATTCACTATTTTATTTTTTTAACCAGTTGCTTAACTTTTGGTAAGTCTTCCTTATCTATGGTTATATCAAGATACTTTTCACCTCTACTCTTTATTACTTTACTTAGGATTCTCCAAGGACCATCTGGGTATAATGTATTTAAGTTTTCAACTATAGACCATAACTCAACTCCAGCAATAAGCCCTGCAAAAAGCTCTGATAAGTGAGCATTGAATGATATTAATATATCAGCATCAATTCGTGATGCAAACCATACAATAGCACAAGACCAACCAAATTTCCGTAATGTTTTCCAAAAACGTCTAGATTCACATTTCCTGTTCTTTTTGATTGATACTTTACAACCAAGTATAGCATCAGTAATAATAAGTAATCCTAGTAATAGTAATACAAAAATGATAGGTGTAAAAGTGCCCATCAACCAATTTAGTAGGCTGACACCAACACAAGCAATAAACTTTGTTATACCTTCACCGGTTAAATCTTTAAAATAGTTCATTGTAGAAACACCTTGGCTTACTAAAAAATAATTATGTAATTTATCTAGCATGATGTAAGATTTGAGATATATTGAAATAGAAAACGCTAACTAAATTATAAAAATCTAGCTAGCGTTGTGTTATCTTTTGATAATGTATTTAAAACGTTAAATACCTATAAAAGTTGCTTAGGGTAATAATCACTATTACACGTCTAATAGCGGTTATTTTCTTATTGATTAGATAAATCAAAGATTGGTAAAAAATATAACGTATCTTCTTGAGAGGTCGTATAATGAACCATAGTCTGTAAGATCGTTTCTGAAGTATTTGCATTTACCAAATCTATTAATTCTATCCGCCAAAACTCTTCATTATTTACTCTAGTAGAGGTCCAAAATGGGGAATATCCTTTACGACCAACTTCCACCATAGCTATATTAAGATCGTTTCCAAATCTCTGTAATATTGCTGCTTCTCCAAAACTAAGTACATGTGGAAATAGATCTTCATTATTTGGTGTTGTTAGTTTTAAACTTATAGCAATTTCCTGAAAACTCGGACTATTTGCAAATGCATATGTACAATTTTGGAATCCGTTTAAATCTTTTAATGCATCTGTATCAGAGGAAGCTATAGGCATATCTGTTCCAAAATCATATAATCTTAAGTTATACTGATCTATATTTTTATAATCTAATAATAATTTCTTATCACCATAGATAATAGCAATTCCCAAATTATCTGGTTTATTAGCATTTTTCCATTGATCTACAGTAACAAAACTCCAGTCATTTAGCATTATATATACCCCATCTGTAACTTCTACTTGCTCTTTAGACCATACTTTAGTACTACCTAAGTACATAGCTTTTACTTCGGTAGTACCAACATATGCGTTTTTAATATCTATATTAGTCATAGTTAACCTGTTATTATATAAAGTGTATTAGAATCTTTAACAGTAAGTTTATCATATGCAGCTTGATTTAATTTTTGTATGGTTAATACGTCATTACTTTTTACAGGAAGACCTATATTATTCTTATATGCGAGTGCATAGCCATTAGTTGCATCTTTTATTTCTAGTGTTATCTCTCCTACTTTAGCACTACCCATTATAGCATAATAGTAATCATAAAATGTAGAATAAGAAATTATGCTGATACTATTAAACTCATCGAATACTAAATATGCACCGAATATGGGTGCTTCTGTACCGGTTGCTGTAAATTCAGATGGAGTCATTTTATCATAACTTATATTCCACATATTATTGTTATTAGGAGTTATCTTACCATCAAAAGCAGATATAAGATTATTGTATTCCTGTGCTGTAACTGTAGCTTTGCTCTTATCAGTAAACTTAATAGAGTTAATAGCATCAAGAATATTATTCTGAGTTTCTTGTGGTAATGCACCACTACTAGTTGGTATTACTTTGTATTTACCATTGTCGGAGAGGTATTTTGTACCATCACCGTTATTAACAAGATTCATGGAATTCCAGGCACAGACATATGTTTTATCGTCTGTATAAACGGAAATCCTCTTTACATTTACTACTAAATTTGCATTTAACTCAAAGCTATTAAGTCCAGACATATTGATAGTCAACCCATATGACTCTTCATCCTTTGTCATACTAAAAGGAAAATACACAGTGTTAACACGTGCTAAAGACACTCTATTTTCATAAGCATCAACTACCTTTTGATAATTTTCCTCAGATAATGCACCACTTTCATTTGGAAATAAAGTTGTCAAGTCAAGGTACTGATTGCTAGCTATAATCTCTGACCATTGTTTGTTTTTCCTACCATATGTCTTACCATCTGAAGGTGCCTCTGTAATTACTTCTGTTTTTAAAGCATACTCATTGCCTTGTTTACCATCAAGTAAATCAGCATCTAAACCACTACCAACCCCATCTACTGTCTTTACTTTAGATAACACATCTGTAGCAGTATATGCAGAGGAATCTAATTTTGTATTAACCTGAGTAGTAGTAGCATAACCTTTTGCATTTAATTCAGTTTCGGTTACATATTCTTCAGGTACTGAAGTAAGATAATTGCCCTTTGGTTGATAAGTACTAGCTGCATCAGTCTTAGTTAAATACCCACTAAGATCTACTGTTTCACTTAACTTATCCCAATCCGGAGTAGTTGAAGTAGCTACATAATTAGCCCCTGTATCTTCAAGATTATATACATCGCCTATTGTTACATTGTCTTTAGGTAATGCTTCATAATTAGCTACAGAACCTTTTACCTTGTATACTGAACCTATAGCAGTATTGATCTTTTGATCTATTTCTTCTGATGTTGGCAATCCAGTAAGTTTATTAAATCCTTCAGCAGTGATTAAACCTGCAGCAGAAGTTGTAGCTGCTGGTATCTCTATTACTTTAGATTGAGTACTACCATTAACACCTGTTTGTTCATTCTTAAAGGAATACGTAATACGACCAAATTCAGCTGTGGAAACCATGTTGTCGGCCATATTTACAACATAACCATTAAGTCTTGCTAATTTACTTTTTTCAGCCGAAGTAAAATCAGTAGAGCTTAATCCTTTTCCTTCCTCCTTGTCTACTTTGGTATCTAACTTACTGTCTACATAAGTTTTATCAGCTTTACCAGAGATTTGTTCAGTAACATCTACTGCTGCCACAGTATCATCTACATACTTCTTAGTGGCAGGGTGATAATCTGCAGTAGGTGTATATGTACTAGTATTGCTTTTAGATATATATCTACTGTCGTGATTGTGACTAGTAATATCCCCAGTAAGTACAGCTTCTACATTCTGTTTAGTTACAGAAGCATCACTACCTGGGTCTCCTTTCTCTCCTTTTTGACCAGGATCACCTTTTGGACCTTGCGCTCCAGGTGCTCCATCAGCTCCCGGTTCACCTTTAGGACCAGGTTCTCCCTGTTCCCCCTTAGATCCTACAGGTCCCTGTGGTCCTGCTGGTCCTTGAATACTACCAACATTACTCCATTTAGGATTAGATTCAATATTACCGTTTTCACCCACATATACATATAGATTACCAGAAATTAACCATTCGTCTTCTGTACCTTCAAAGCCATGTTGTACTGCTACTTGATATGCTGATAAACCTTGAATACCTTGTGCACCAGATAAGTCTGATATGAATTTCCATTCAGTATTACCTTTCAAATACAATCTAGAATCCTCTTCATTTTCAACATTACCTGTATCAATCATTACAAATTGTCCTGCTTTTACTTCAGGATTATTGTAATCATCTTGCATAGCTTGAATCGAAGGATAGGTCTTTACAATAACAAATGCATCACCAACGGCATTAATACCACTATCTTGATAAGTATCTTTTGCATAGTCATAGATATACCAATTACCATCTACAATCTTTGGTGGATTCTGAAGTACTTCTTTTGAGTCTTTTACGGCTTGTTTGGCATCTTTAACCGCATTAGGTACTTCATTAAGCATTTTGCCAAAGTCTTCTTCAGTACCTGTATATCCATGATCTACTGCATATTCATATGCAGTCTTACCATATGCAGTAGCACCAGTGTCAGCATATTCGTTTAATGCTGGATCAAATATCCACCAATTACCGTTTCACCAATAATTGGACTTTTACCAGAAGCAGGTATACCTGTGTCACGATTATCTATCCACCAGTTACCATTAGAACCAATGAAAGGAGCAACAGCATCTTCACTAGTAGCATCTGTTAGTTTAACCCAAGACTTAATATCAGGATTATATACTTTAATTACTTTTCCTTTTGAATTTGCTCCCAAGTCTATCCAGTACCCAACTTCATTAGAATTGGGTACCATATAGCTTGCAAAGAATTCATAATATACATTATTCTTTATCATGTTATTCTGTAATATACGGGTTAGCTTCTTCTATTTCTAACACAGCTTGTTTCCATTCATTATAAGCTTTAGCTGCTGCCTCATCTTCTCCAAATTCTTTATATTTTATATATGCCATATAAAGTTTATCTGTCTTAGCGATATATTTATTTTCTCTTTCTTTCTTTATTCGCTCATTGATTAATGTAATATCTGGAGTACGCATGTTATATACAGCGAAGGGATCGTCTATAACATAATCTGCATATTTCAGATAAAATGCACTTTGTTCTTCATTTAATAAAAGCATTTTATCATCATCATCAAGTTCATCTAAAGATGATACAATTTTGTCTGCTAGGTAATTATATAGAAAATCTTTATCTATTACACCAGCACTATTCCTAGTTATATAATATACTTCCATATTTAATAAGAGAAAATTAAAACTACAAATCTATCTATATCGTGAGCATTTCCATCGGTATCAAACCACATTACATCAAATTTTCCAGAATATAAAGTTCCAATTTGACACCCTCCTCTAAAACTATTGCCAACGTTAGTTGTTGTATTATAAATCATGCACACAGGAGAATACGCTGTGCTAGCAGGAGTAAAATTAATAGTATATCTACCAGTAGCTGCTCTAGAAACAGTAATACCAAAACCTTTAGTTCTAAAGTAATAAGCAGAGCCAGGAGAAGGAGCAGTAGTTACTACTGCAGATACTTTTAATCCAGGTATTGAGAAATTACTAGAATCAATATTTTGAGCAATTAAAGAAGTACAAGTGACATTTCCAGTAAATGTACCATTTGTTGCCACCATACTACCGTTATCAAGTACTCTAAAAGGAGCAGATGTCCTATTACCATGATTTGTACCTGCCCAGATTCTTACAGAGTCTGAAGAAGTTCCCACCCCAGTTAATCCTGCTCTAGAACTGCTAGAACCATCTCCTACTGTAATGATACCATCTGCCCATAATTTTAAAGGAGCTTTTGAGTTTGTGATTTTAGTACTACCAGAAGAAACGGCACCTTTATTTGAACCCGTACCTGCTGCTAAAAATGGAGTCATACCATCTGTAGATGGATAGAAGCATACTACATCATTTGTTGATCTGAAATAACTACTAGAAGCAGGACTAAAACGCCATCCACCAATTGTAGCCTCTTCAGCAAATAATACACCAGTTGCAATATTCTCAAATGAATTTAATGATTTCCATTCAGAGCTAGACCAAGAACCTGAAATTGTAGCCCTATCTGCCATATAAAACACTCCTTTTCTTTTTACAACATCTACTAACTCTGCGGTCTTATAATAAGTAGTAGATTCACTAAATTCTCCTCTAAAATTTAATGCGGGACCTGGATCTCCAGCAGGACCTCGATCTCCCTTAGATCCTTGTGGTCCGGCAGGACCTTGTGCTCCATTTTGTCCATCTTTACCTGATATTTTTGTAGGTAATGTCCATTGTTCTCCAGATTTAAGTAAACCAGTTTCTCCATCAAACAAAGCAGTACTTTTCCATATAGCATAACCACTTGCGGAAGGAGCATCTACATACCAGTAGTTACCATTACTATATGTACCACCAGAAGTAGGTCTAGATGACATGGAAGGTCTATTCGGTTGAGATTCATTAGATCTACAATAAATAGATATTTCGAAATCACCAGGAGCTCCACCTTTAGCTTTTGTAATAGTAAAATCACACACATCTACTACTGGAGAAACTGATGAAATTCTACTTTAAATACGGTACTATCAAAACTATTACCTAATCTAGCTACAGTAAGTTTATTATTATTTGTATCAATAGATAATTGATTTTGAGTATTATTATCTAAATTAGTATAGGTTATAGTGTATTCACTATTTTCTAATTTTCTAGTACCTTGATATAAGTAATAATTAGTGGAGGCTTTCGCTAATTCTGACGATTCTACTTCTCCTAACCAATTAGCAGCTACTGTATGAGCTTCATTGGTTAATACGCCCCTATATGGACTTTCTCCATCTTTTCCATCATACAATTTATTAATTGTTAACATATCCTGATATACGGCTCCACCTAGAGCAGAAGTACATTCTACTTTAAAAGTTACCTCGTTAACAGAATTGTTAAAGTATGAACCATTTGGTGATACTACTAAAGTTTCTGTAATCTCATTTTCAAGAAGATTCCAATCGTCTGTACCTACAATTTTCCAATACCAAGAATAAGTAGGAGATTCAATTCCATACGAACTAGCATATAAAGTTATTTGTGATGGACTAACTAAACCTTCTTTATCGTACTTAAATACCTGCTCTCCTGATATTAATACATAACAAGCATCAACTCCATCAAACCCATTCTCACCATTTTGTACTTTATTAATCCATAAATCCTTAGTAAAGGACATGGAACCGATGTTAACTGTTAATCGTATTCTAGCGGAAGGTGACCCTAAAGTATTTAATGTCACTTTATCACCATCCACAGTAACAGTAGCTATACCTTCAATAGTTTCTGCTGTTATACTATCAATATATAATTGGTTTGTTCCCTGATAAGCATACACGTAAGTATACACATCAGTAATGGTGATTTGGGGGTTATTACCAGACGAATCATAAGGTACTGTCATATTACCATTACTCAGGTCAATATAGAAAGCATCTTCTCCAGTTGCACCATCTCCAAGTTTGGCTACCTGAGTTTCATCATAAAAACTTTCTTTACCATTAACTACGGTACAACGTACTACAAAATTTCTAAGATCACCAAACATATCAGGACGTACATCCAATGCTTGAGAGGTACCTATTGTTTCATTTGTGTTTCTATTTACCCAAGTAAATACAGGATTTTCTATATTATAAGTATTACAATACAGTGTAATGACAGATGGTGTAGGAGTACCTTCAAAGTTAGGATTATCATACATGAATAATCTTTCCCCAGTAATTTCCACCCATTTAGCTTTATCTGCACCAGCGGCACCTTGCTCACCTTTTTCTACTTGCAATAACCACTCATCATTTTCTTTACTAGGAATACTAGTAGTTTGAGTAGCCATGCATAACCACAATGAACCATTATGCGATACTCTATCATAATAATAATACGTAGTACCAGCTATAAATTGTCCTCTATCGATGGGTACTCTTATAACATCTCCATTACTAGATACTTGAGATAAAGTACCAACAAATCTACTATTTTTACCTATAACTGTACGATCTTTACCTACTAAATTAAAATCGTCAATATTATCATATAAAGTAATACTAGGCCCTTCTGCGCCTCTAGCAGATATCATAATAGCTGATCTACGATCTTCATTACCGGGGTATCTATTACCTAACTGAATAATTTTATCTTTGGGTTCAGGAATAGAACTACCTGGTTCACATACAGAATCTGATAAAACCACATAGTCAGTACCTACTTCGGATACCATGCGCCAATATCTTTTAACATTTTTACCATCAAAGATTTGACATATAGCCTGATCTCCTTCAACAAAAGGATTTCTTACAGTACCGTCCTGAGTATCAAATGTACATTTATAATCATTATCTGGAGTAGTAGTAACATCTAGTATTTCAAGATCAGCAACTGAAACTAATATATCTCCACCAGTAGCTTTTATTTCATTTACTAGAAGTTCATTAACAGTCATTCTACCTCTAACAAATAAATCGTCTACTTCTAACTTCCATCTACCGTTAATCGGCCATAAACTAGCGCCCTCACCTAGAAAACCTTCTCTAAATGTTTGACCTCCCTGTATTCCTTTTAAAAACTTAATATAACCATTTGCTGTATCATCAACCTTTTTAGATATATAGTTCAAATCAGATCTTCTAGCTGAATACAAATTACCGTCTGTAGGTTGAGTATTGTCAGTACTAGTGATCATATATTTCGTATCACCGCCTATACTGCCCTCTACAGATTTAATTTTACCTTCTAATTTTGATAAAGCTTGATTTAAAGTATCTGTAGTAGTTAAATCACTAGTATCACCATTATAATAGTATCCTGATAATGGAAATATGGTACTAGTAGGTTGTGTATGAAAACCAGGTGCTTCACCACTACCACCACCATTTGCAATTAAATCTGCTAATGCTGTAATGATGTTTTCATCTTCAATCAACCTATTTAATAGGTTTTGTAATTGTTCTTTAGTAGACTTATCATCAATAGTATCTATCCAACCCTGTACTGTATCATTAACTTCAGTTAAATCTTTATCGTGTTTATCTTCAAGAGCAATGATCTTATTGTTTAATACATCATAATAACTATTAATATTACTACTCAGGTTATTAGTAACATTAGTATCCCCTTCTACTATTTTGTTGGATAGATCTGTGTAATTGTTGTCTACTTTGGTATCAAGATTAGCTACATCTTCTTCAATACCATCTACTCTTTCATTAGTTGCAAACGTACCAGATAAACTAGTTTCAAAATCATCTTTATGGATTATCTTATTAGTTTTATCTTGTACAAGAGTTAGAATGTCATTATCTTCAAAAGATGTGGTAACCTCAAATTGTGATATCTTTTTATTCATATTACTCTTGAATTATATGTTCTTCTACTTCTGTTAATATACAATCATCGTCGATATCTTTTTCTGGATAGAAATTAATTTGTTTTTTTAAACAATGCATACATTCTATAATTTTATCTACATCTTCCTGAGTAATAGGAAAATCTTCATCATCTACTTTAGTACTAGCCCAACTAGATAATTTGCCTAAATGCAACAATAATACTAAATTGGTAATAGAAACTTTATCTAATTCTACATTGCACTTAGTAGACTGATTAACTAATTCCCCAACTTTATTTACATATTGTGCAAGTTCCATTACCACATTTATTACAACTGTTACACATTATATTACAATCACACTTTCTAAGATTTAACATATTCAGCATTTCTTTGTAATACAGATCAGCATCTTCTGTTAAACCTAATTCTGTAGCATTATCATAAAGAGTTTTCTTAAATAAGAACATCATAATTAACTCTTTCATTTTGTTATCCAAACAATTGCTACAGTAATTCTTTAATAATTTAACTTCTGCGTAATACAGAGATTCATTAATTTCATTCATATCAATCGTATAAATAAAAAAGGGACTGGGGATAACTTCCCCAATCCCCTTTTATGGTTAAATTTATTTGCTAATTAAGCAGTTACATCTGTACCAGCAATGAATGACTTAATCATATTAACAAACAGAGCATTTGTAGAGATCTGTCCTTTGTTAACATAGATTTCAGCAGATAACGGAGTAGTCTTAATGTACTGATTGTCATTAGACAGATATTTGTTATCCCATTCAATTGTAATAGTATCATATTCTACATCCAATTCAGATCTGAATTCCGGAGCGATATACGGATAGATAGCATTAGCACGGTACTGAATGCCTTCATATCCTAAGTTCCAATTTTCACGATCACGAACAATGTAAGCATTACCACGACCCGGAGTACCCTGAGTCTTAGCAATTGTCAGATTAGAAATCGGATACATTACATTGCTCAGCAAACCAGAAGGAATTGTTGTCCGCATGAAAGCTTCTACAGATACCTGGCAATAGCCTGCGTCTGTCGTAATACCCTGATTGTAAGGAATTTCCTTAGCATTCAAAGTAAGAACAGCAGCGCTAGAAGTAGCTACTACACGAGCACCTTTGTGATTGTTAATCTTCTTTACAAAAGCGTCAATCAAATCTTTCGGAGCAGTAGTCTTAGCGATTACTTCATAAGTATGAGTAAACTGACCCGGAGCTTCGTGAATGTCATTATAAACAAGACGCAAAACATAACGGTGACCAATTTCCGGAGTAACATTAGTAGCTGTGATAACAATCTTATCTTCAGCTTTAGCTACGAACGGAGTGATAACCATAGAAGGACAAGAACCTTTCTGGATAGGCATAGAATACTTAATCACAGCCTTAGTAGTCTTCGTACCTTCTTCGTTATATACGTCTTCTGTACCCTGGCAAACACCAACATAAATAGCATTAGCAGCAGCAGCATTAGCAGCTGTTGTCAACAGTTTTTTGTTTTCATCAAACAAAGCAATGGCACCATCAGCTAAAGAATCTACATTAGAGAACGAAGCCGGAGCTGTCTTAGCAATGAGTACCGTATTTACGTGTTGTAACATATTATTTTAATTTTATTAGTTAAACAAAGCGCTTAGTTTAACTGGTTTAGTCTTCTACTTTCCATGTTTCAGATTTCCGCGTAAACTAAACTATTCCATCGTATTTGTCTCATTAATATACGATTGATATCTTGGATTAGCCTGGTTTTCCAAGTATAACTCCGCTGCTAGCTTCACAATTTCTGAATGAGTTGATACTGGCATATCTGTATACTCATCAAAAGGAGCATCAGTCAGGCTAATCTTTTTAGGAGTCCTCAAGTATGTGAGGATATAATTCTTTATATTGTAATTACCATCAGTATATAAATGGATTTCATTACCTTGATATAATCTCAAAGGTCTTGCTGAAGTACCATGTAATCTATACTCTGATAATGTATTTTGTCTTTGTCTATCAAAATTCTCAATAGTAGCTTCTAACACATCTGTGTGTTTAGTCCTAGGTTGACCATTTGGCCCCTTAGGCCAACAATTATTATTACTATAGATTACTGCGGTTTCACCTAAAGTAAACATATAATCTGTTGGTAATGTAACTACTTGTTCTTCTGGGAATGTTGTAAACTGATATGTCTTATTGGTTACAAGTGTACGAAGATCATCAATTCTTTTCTGATCCTGTTCAAATGCTGTACGCTTGTAATTAATACCTGAGTATCTAGTTTTAATAAACTTATCTAAACCAGCCATTAACCAATATTCAATATCTGCTGTAACTGGTTTCTCAATATTATTATCAAGCAAACCTATTTCGGTTTCAAATGCAGTTTGTAATTCAATGAACTTCATAATTATTCTCTATTACTTTGGTTAGATGGTTTAGTTTGTAATCTGTATTTACCTTCTGTAATAAACATATTAACAGCAAGGTCAACTATTTCACTATGAACAGATTCAGGTAATTCACATTTTGAAGCACCAGTTGTAGTATTAAATCTTAATGGTTTTCTATAGTAAGTAAGAATAACACCACTTAGAGTAGTGTAAGCATCTACTACTACTTCCATATACATATACTTAGTAGTTGGATCAGATATTAAAGCTACTGCTGGTTGTCTTACAATTGGAGTATTATAAGCAGTCTTCATAAACTTTGGTAGATCTCTATATTTTACTAATTGATTATCTACTTTAGTTTCAGTAGTGTATTGCTTATAAGTACCTTTTACTTTACTTACTGAATGCACATATAAGAAATATTCATCAGTAGTAGAATAAGGTAATCTATATCTAGCTATACCATTTGATGTAGAACCGCTTTGTGTGAGTTCTCTTTCAACCAATAAACTTTTAATAGAATCTGTATTTCTAGTTTGAGTATTGGTTTCAACTTCCATTTGATCATCACCTACATAGTTCATCATTACATAGCGATCCTGTGCTTCATTAAGTATAGAAAAAATCAAATCTGAATTCGGTTTATTTTCTATAGTGAGATCTGGACTAATAAGTTGGAGTCTACGCTCAAACTCCATTTGCATTTCTTTGCTACTCATATTATTCTGCTAATTGTGCCACATACTGTGGATGTGATTGAACTCTTGGTGATTCAACATTTTCTAATGCCATATCAGCAGCTAACTTAACTACTTCATATTGCATATACTCTGGTATTTCATCTAATGTAGATGTAATATCCTGATTATTAATCTTACGAGGATATGCTAAGTAAGTTAAGTCGATAGTATAGGGACCTGTCATAAGATCCCTATCCACGAACACTATCAACTTGTTATCTTCTAATATAGCAACAGGTTCTTCTATCCAAGGCTTATTGTTATAAGTTTCTAAGAATCTTAAAGCGTTCTCATGACTTATTAACTTAACATTAGCTAGTTTACTACCAAAATGTAAAGTACCCTGTATGAAGTACATACGCTTATCTTGTGTATCACTACCATACTTAATGCTTGATTTAAAATCATTAAGTGTTAATTTATTATTAGTAGTTTCACTAAGTAAAGTTAGTCCTTTGTCTGTTCTTACTAGACCTTCTAAATCTGCTACACGTTTAGCATTACCTTCAAAAGGAGTTTGTATGGTATTATTCCCAGTAAACTTAGTAGCTACCTTACTTAGATAAGCAGTATATAACCAATAATCTATTTCTTCTGGTAAGAAAGAAGGACAGCCAGACATGCCTATATTAACAGCATTCTTGTCAGCTTCTACTTTAAATGCAATATGTGCTTCTGCTATTGTCATATTTACTTGGATTCTATTTCTTGCATGATAGCCAATCTAATATCCTGATTTTTCTTATCATCAAGCATTAGTACAGCTTCATCCATACTACGTCCAATTACATCAGTGCCATAGTAATACAAGTTCTTATTCTTACGAATAATATTCTTGCTAATAGCTGCTTCAATCAAGTATTGAGTTTCTTTATTCTGGTTGTTGACCCAAAGTAAGAGATACTTCTGAGGATCTGCTTCAATTAACTCATTAAGCTTACTTTCTACTAATTCACTAGAAATAGAATCAGATTTGATACCATAAAGTCTAAGACATTTACGCATTTCTTCAAGTGACATCTTAGTAAAGTTAGCGTAAGCTTCACGTTTAACTTTAAATTTCTTATTATTTTCTTCAGCTTCTGCTTCAGAATTAATCAATACGAAATCATTACTTGGTTTGATGTTAGCTGTTCCGCAGGCTACTCTTTTATGATTTTTAAGAAACAAATATGCAAGTTCATCTTCAGGTCTTTCTGTATGTAAGTAATAATCTTTATTACCAACTTTGATAGCATAAGTAGTCCAGAAAGAACTATAAGGAGCTAAATGACCTTCAGGATAACCGATAGCTTTCTCTAATCTACGAGCATCTTCTTCTGTTAAACCTGTATACTTGTTACCTGATCTTGTCCAATATGACGCGATGTATTCAGAACAATTTTTAAACTTTGCAATCCCAGACCAGGGATTAATTCTAATAAATCTTAACGTTGCTTCCATATATTTATATAAATATAGATTTTAAACCTGTTAATAAAAATATAGGGGCTGTTACGCCCCTATAAATCTTTATCATATTTTATCGGCGTATTTGTGTATACACTGAATTATGCTTCAGCATCCATAATAAGTTCACCACAACCACGCGGATCTCTTACCATAATACCCATTTCACCTAAGAAGTGAACTGTGTAACCATCCTTTGCATTAGAACGCAAAGTGTTGATAGATTTAGCAGGACCTGCAGGAGAGATAGAACCACCAGTATACCACTGCATGAATTCACGACCTTTACGTACTACCTTAACAATGTTTGCTTCACCATCACGACGGCTAACATCCAAGAAAGTAAAACGATAAGATTCCAGCGGCTTACCAGAAATTGGGTGCAACAGACGGTTGTCTGTAGTATTATCATACAGCGGGAAGTGTTTCAGTGTCAATTCAATACCGTTAGTCATCTTGTAAGTTACAAACTGACCACCAAGTGTCAATTCCTGACCACTACCACTTACGAACTTAGTATCGATCAAGTTCATTGTAGCTGCTTTCTGTTTCAATACACGGTCAAATTCACGAATACCCATTTCACCAGTAAGTGCAACGAATTTACGTTCATTAGTACCAAGTACATTATAAGACAGATCAAATAAGAAGTCTTCCAGCAATTCAGCTGTCAACTCAGTATAATAACGTCTGTTAGACGGAGCGATCTGTTCCAAAAGACCAGCAGGCAAATAAACCGGACGACCGTTAGTACCTTTCAGAGAGAAAGTACCATCCTGGTTACGATTAGACTTAGAGTAAACCATCATCTTTTCGCAACGTTTACGCCATTCACGCAATGCTGTCCATTCCTGATAATCAGACCACAAATAAGATTTCTTACCTGTTTTAGGATCCTTCAATGCAATCCACAGAACAGTTGCATAAGCTGTACCAGTAATATCATAGCTCAAACGAGTTGTGAACAGGTAGTTACGCATCTTGAACTGAGTATTGTAGTTCAGGATATCTGCTTCTTCACTATATTCTTCGTAAGCAGAACCCAGACGTGACATTTCACGACCAGCCAACAGATACTTACCAGGAATATAAGAATTAGACTGACCATCTGCAATAAACATAGTATAGCACCACAGGTTACCGTCCTGGATAGGAGCACCAGAAATACGTAACTGATATTCCTTGTCATCAAGTACTACAATAGCACCCGGACCAAACCATTTATCTTCTACCCAAATCTGGATAGGTGTGTTACCAATACCTGCCATAATAGTGTCAGCATTAGCGGCAGTAATTTCTGTACCCTGCCATTTAGCAGAGCGAATTGTTACAGCTCTATCGGTATCGATTTCTACGTACCATTCATACGTACTCTGGTCAATGGTCATTACATTACCAAGACCACCCGTAATAGCATCAATAGATGTGCCATAAGCACCATCTTTAGCAGCAAAAACGTAAGATACGATACGTTCTACTTCATAAGGTCTTGATAACATTGCTTCTGAAATCTTATTTTCGTCAATAAGATCTGAAAACCATCTACTTTTACCGATTTGCAAATTATTCAGAATTCCGTTATCCATAAATTAATTTATATTTTTATATATTATTTAAACTACGTGCTGCGATACTCCAGATAGAGTTTGGTGAACTAGTGTGAACTTTCTTTGAGTTTTTTGAACTACCCGTGTTTTTTAAGCTTTGTTTAAGTGTTTTTATAGCAGAGCTAGTTCCAATTTTTTTAGCAGTATCTAGCAAAGTGTCACCCTTCATAGTAAAATAGGCTGACTCAATTAAATTTTTGACGCTCTTAGAATAGTCCTTTTGATATTGAGTAAGACCATCAGCGTCAGCTTTAAAGATGTAATTTAGTAAAGCTTTCTTATCTTTTTCAGGAATAGCTATACCGCGTATATCTTTTAAAGATTTAATGTTGGTGACAACGTCATCTACAAATCTTTGTTGGCGCTCTATTCTCTGTTCATTTTCCTTTTTCTGTTGCGCTAATAGCTGTTCCTTTCTCTCTTCAGCTATATCCTTCATAGCTTCCAATGCGTCTTCAGCTTCGTCTTCAAGGATACCCGCATCTTCGTACTTTTCGATTTTACGAGCAATTTGCTTCTCGTTAAACCCTTTAGCAGCAAGTAATTCTCTTACAATTCTCTTTTGATTTTCTTCGATAGTGGTATCAAAAGTTTCATAATCAATTGCAGGGGCAGCTTTAAAATAATCTTCAAGCTTACCACCATTGCGTACGAATTCGTCTAACTGAGCAACTTCTTCACTAGCATATTCTGGTGTAGAATTCTCCTCAATCATCTCTCTAAAATATTCACAGAGCTCTTCTACTGTAGAAGGTTTATCTTCTCCTTCTTCTACTTCAAGACCCATTTCTTCTGCTACAGCATCAAAGAATGCAGTTACTTGAATACCTTCGTTATCCAATTCTTCTCCTTCAGTAGGAGTATCTACTACACTATCTTCTTTCTCTTTAGTATCTACTACTTTATCCTCTTTAGCAGGTTCCTCAGTAGGATCTTCTACTACTGGTTCTTCTATTTCTTTTTCTTCCTTTTCTGGAGTCTTAACAGCATCATTTCCAAATACGTCTTTTACAGAAGGAGCTTTATGCTGTCTCTGCAAACGTGCAATCTCTTCATCACTAATCTCTCCCTGTTCTTCACGTAGATTTCCTGTTACTAAAGGATTATTATCTATAGTATTAGATGAAAATACATCTGCTACTGCTTCCCAACCTAATAGTTGATTACTATTGTTATCCATAATTATTATTAATTAGATTTATTATTTTGTTTTTCTCTTAAAAATTCTGCTCCACCTAGACCTATTGTAGGAAGTAACCATTCCATTGGTACTAGTCTATTAAGTCTATCTATATATCTCTGTTTGTCAATATACAAATCGTATTGATTTCTAACAGCACCGTTAGCTTTACCACTTCTAAAGTAATCTAGAATCATATTCTCATCTACAGGGTCACTCCATTTACTAATTTTATTAGAATCTTTCAAAGCTCTCTTGAGAGTCAACATATGACTTTTAGATTCTGTAGGATTAAGCAAATATCTCTTATTCTTAGCTGCTGAATGAAATCCAGCATCTCTTAATTCCTTAGTAGTATAAGTGTTATCTGGATCCGCTAAATACCTAAGATAAGGATTTGTAATATAATCTACACCAGGCTCTGCTTCATACTTTATTGAACCAGCTATACCATCTGCTACATGACCTAACTCGTGATTTGCAGTACCGGGCATATAAGTAGATGGGTCAAGTACTATACTATAATCATCAACATTACTAGATGTAAATCCATCTTGAATGTTTTTCATGTTAGCCTTGCCATATATATTATCACCCATCGAGCCATAAGATACATAATCTTTCCTACCACTTATCTCTTTATAAGCAATATCGGAATAAGCCTTTTCGTAATTAGTATTATAAGCCTTATCAATCTCTCGTACTAACTTACGAGTATCCTCATCAGGGTATAGTGCTTGATCAACACTTCTTAATATCTCATTACTATACTGATTCTTATTAACTGCTTCACGATACCAAGTATCCTGTAACATGGCTGCTTGTGCTTCTATATCTTTTGGAGGTTTAGCTGGATTGTAGTTTCTCTCTCCAGAAGGAGTACGTTTAGCTTTAATAGGTTTAGTAATAGTGGGTGTGAATGGTTCTGCATATGAAGAAGTAGCATATTCATCAGTACCCTCAATTAATCTTCCTACTTTGGATTTAAACTTTTTTAATGTTTTACCAACACCCCAAGGAATGATATTAAGAGCAGCATCCACAGCAGCACCTGTATAGTCTCCATTACTTAGGTCTTCAACAAAGTTAATTGCGTCCTTTACATAACCCGCAGGAGTTATATAAGCTTCAGGTTGAACTGTAGAAGCTTTACCTGATGTCTGTTGTTGCCTCTTATAATATTCAGGGGTACCTGGAGTAAGACCTAACTCTTTTGGTGGCATTATCTTCTTACCACCATCTTCGTACGCAGGAATTGAATCAAATTGTGATTTAATGTCAAGATAGGTAGTATCAGGATTTTGAGCTTTAATACTGTCGTATATTTGTTTCTTCTCTTTAAAAGATAAATCTGACCATTTCATCATTTAATTCCCATTAGTCTGTTAGCCCATCTTTCTGTATAGAAATGATAGTAATCTTCACATTCATGAAATGCACAGTGCAGTAAAGAAGGTAAGCCAACTACTATCAGATATAAGGGACCTAATCGTTTTGATTGTTTTGTGTGTCCCAATTCATGATACAAATGCTTAGGATTATTAACGATAATATACTTACCAAGGGTAATACCACCAGCCATTTGAGGACTGAGCTTACACTTAATACCATTCCCACAAACTTCTTTAGTACATATTTCATGACCTTTATATATTTTATATAAGGCTAGCCCCAGTAGATTCTGGGGCAATT